AATGTATTCACAAAATGATTATTATAATGATACTGCTTCTGGACCAACTAAACCAAAAGTTAAAGTTGTATCTGCAAATACCTTCTGGGATCGCGTTGGTGCCAAAAAAATGGAAGTCGCTAAAGTTATTGTATTATCTTTAATTATCTTATTAGCATTCGCATTAGATCACTTAGTTGTTCATTATTTAACTAATTTCTTTGGACAATCTTTCTTAACTGAAACTCAAGAATTCTTAATTCGCTTAGCATATCCAGTATCAATTGTTATTGTCATATGGCTTCTTAAAGCAATTTAAATCAATCTAAAAAGCCCCAAAAGTACAAAATTCCTGGTAATAAATTATTTATTTTTTCAATTTTGGTCTTACCAAAAACATTAAAAAATGTAAGATTTAATTGCTTTTTTGGCATTTTCTGAAAAATATTTCTGATAAGGCATTTATATCAAAATTATCAGAACCTTATCAGACTGCAAAAATAATTATGATATTTTTTCAAGGTTTTTGGGGCCCAAAAATTTTTTTGCCCCCCCCCTCGATCCGATCCGATCCAACGGATCGATTTTTCAATATAAAAATCCATATAAAGAATTATTATATCCTTATTATAATAGTATGATGTCTCATAAATGTTCTCAGTGCGAATTCAGTTCTTTGTGGGCATCCAATACTCGTCGTCATTTTACAAGAAAACATGGAAAAAAAGAACAAGAAAATAGTGAAATTCAGCAAAAAGATATCATTTTTCAGCAAAAAGATATCCCAATTCAGCAAAAAGATATCCCAAATCAGCAAAAAGATATCCCAAATCAGCAAAAAGATATCCCAAATCAGCAAAAAGATATCTTTGAAGAAATTAAAATTTATGACGAGAACCAATGCAATAAATGTGAAAAAAATTTATCAAATAAACAAAGTTATGACAGACATATTAAAATATGTAAAGGTAAAATAAACAAACTAGAATGTATGTATTGTCATGAAATATTTACAGCAGCAGCAAATAAATATAGACATCAAAAAACTTGTAAACTTGTAACCAAAAACGACCTCCCCTCTTCAGATTTAATTATACAAAATATAAATAATGATAATACACAAATTATAAATAATACAAATATTATTAATGATAATAAACAAATTACGAATAATGATAACAAACAAATAACAAATAATGACAATAGACAAATTATAAATAATAATATTACTTTACAGATTAGAAATTTTGGAGATGAGAATAAAGATTATATAACAAATGCATTCTTATTGCAATGTTATAAGAATGGTTATTATGGTTTAGTAGAAATGATAGAAAATGTATATTTTAATAAAGAACATCCAGAGAATCATAATGTAAGAATAGGAAGTCTTAAAAATAAATATTTAGAAATTCATAAAGATGATGAATGGGTACCTCAAGGTGTTAATGAAACTCTTAATAGAATGATAAATACTGCAGCTACTGATATAATATTAAATGTAGATGAAGAACAAAAAGAAAAAGAAATAGAAAAAGTTGTAGAAATACAGAATCCAGATATAAAAAAAGAGAAACTTCTTAAAGAATCTATAAATGGTAAATTGATTGCTAGACGCAAGGTTAAAAGTATTAAATAAATAATTTAGAATCTGATGATAGAGTAAAGAGAATATGCCTGACAGTTCTCAAGAAAAACATGGATTTCTAATAAATTTTATGGCAGAAATCATAGAATTTGTTAAAGAAATTCCAAGTAAATTTAGTGGTTTTGGTAATGGACCTGCAAGTAAAATTATATTAATATTTATATTACTTGCTGTATTTTCATTAATTATAGAATTTATAATGGTATGTATTCTAGCAATTATATATTTATCAAAATTATTTACAATTAGTGGAATACATAATCCATTAATTATAGATTCTCCAAACTTTTCAGTAATAACAGAAGGAAAACGTAATTTTGGAGCAGTAATTGCATTAGGTGGTTTATCATTTATTCTAGCAATAATGTCAATTATGAAAGTATTTTCAGGTGATACTGGAAAAGATGAACAAGAATTTGTAATAACATTTGGATTTATATGTATTTTATGTTGTATTATTCAATTACCAGTTATAATTGTATATTATTTATCATTTCTAAAGAATAATTCTCATAATCAATTTACAATTAAAACAATTAATAGTAATATATATGCAAATTTATATAATGATTCTAATTTTATGGCTTATTTAACAGTTCCATCAAAGAATCAAATTTCATTATATAAAAATATAGAAATCAGTTTAGTATATTTATTTAGTGATCCAAAAGTTATTGATAATATTCTTAAAGTACCTGGAAACATTAGAAATATAATTTACAGTGTTAATATGTATATTAATTATCATACAATGATGGGTTATAATAATGAAAATCTTCAAGATGCATTAAGTACATTTACACATATTGGAAAAGCTAGATCATTAGTTTTAGTTTTAGAAAATATAAGTCCTATAAATTACTTTTCATTATATACTCCATATTTACTTGATTATTCAATAACTATTGGAAATATGATAAAAGAAATAATAGTTAATGTATTAAAAAATGCAGAAAAAGCTCCAAAGCCAAATGCAAATGATGCAAATAATATAATGGATTTTAATGAAAATCAAGGATTAAATCCAGAACTTGTTAGAAATTTAATAATAAAATATAATAAAATTATACATTCTGAAATAGAAGACGCTGCAGATATAAATGATGCTGTAAATGCAGATTTAGCTGTATTAGATATGGATTCTATAACAAGTAGTTATGAGAATTTATTAGTTGCATCAATCGTATCACAAATACCATTTCCAATATTAATGACTATTTTTGTAGATGAAGATAGACGTGCAACAACATTTGATAGTTTTAAAGACAGATTATCATCAGGTGGAGAAAAAGCTATTCAAGAAGAATCTGAACCATTATCTGATAACCAAATACCTTCAAAAACAAGAGGCGAACAATTAAAAGAAATGTTAGGTATATCAGAACCTGAAGTTGAAAATGAAACTGAACCTGAATCTAATCAACAATCAAGAGGTATAATACCAATAACAAAAAATTCAGAATCATCAGGAACACCAGTAGAATCTATTGATTTAACTAAAGAAGCATTAAATTATGCAAAAAATAATCCAGGTCAAGCTGCAGATTTAGTAGAAAAATTTGGACCAACAGCTTTAAAATTAGCTAAGTTGCATCCATTAGGTAATGCAATACCAGATAATGTTGCAAAAGAAACATTAAGTAAACTAGTAGAACATGGTAAATCAAAACAAGCTGAAATAGATGCAAATAAATCTACTATGTTTCTACAAGAACAAGAAAGAACACATACAGTTCCCCCAATTGATGAATCTAAAACTCCATAAAACGTTATTTTTATTGTCTCTTTTATATTATTTTTAATAAAGTAAAGGGATAACAATGGCAGCTAAAGCGCTATCTAGTTTTAAAAAGAATATAGGAGATATCAAAGAAGCATCAAGTCAAGTTAATCAATTAAAAGATTTAGCTAATCAATTTACACCTCAACAACCAGCACCATCATCAGCAGTTCAAGCTACAAATAGTAAAGCACAGAATACAATAGATCTTACTATTTTTAATCAAATATTTAGATATATTTATATTATATTATGTATTTCTGCAATTGGAATAATAATAGTGTTAGGTATAATATCGGTTGTTGATGTAGCTACATATTTAATAAAAGAAGCAATTCAATTATACCGTTTTAAAATAGATCCAAAGATATTTGTCAAAGATACGACGGATTATAAAATAATGGATTATGCTAAATCAGCAGCATCAATATCATCTGAACCTCAATTCATTTATTTAGAAGCTAGTATGTTTAAATCAGTATATACAATTTTTGGTATTTCTTTATTAATACTTGCAATTCAAATAATTATTTATATAATAGTTTGGGTATTTGCAGAATATGGTGGAAAAGAACCAAAAGATATTAAACCAGATATAGATATACCAAAACAATTTTTACTTCCAATCATAGTTGCATTTGTAGGTGCAATTGTATTAGATACACTTTATAATTCCATGTTTGTAAGAACATGCATACCAAAAATGCAGACATATAAAAATAATTTAAATGATGCGAAAACTCATGTATATAAGATGATGTCAGTTGATTCAGATTTTTTGAATATAATAAATGGAACAGATTATAATAAAATTATTATCAAATATGCAAATATGATAAATAATAAACAAGGACATGCATGTGACATTAATAATTTTCCTTATAAAGACTTAGTTGCAGGATTGATAACACATAGTTTAATGAATTTATATAGTTCTAAGATACCAGAATCAAATATAGATTATAATACAGTAATGAAATTCTTTACATATGAAGAAATAATAGCAAAAACATTTGATCCATTACAATTTATGTATTACAAACAAACACCAAATATAGGTAATATATGGGTATCAATGAAAGATGATATTAGATTAATATTAGAAGATCCAGATGGAATGAATAATACTAAATTTTTTGATACATATCGTGAAGATGCATTAAGAACAACAGTAGATCAATATATTCGTGATATAAATTTGAAACTAGCATCATTATATACGCTACCAAGAATGAAAAGTAAAGTATTAATATATATAATAGCTTTTTCAATAATAGCAGTTTTATTCTTAATATTAGTAATATTTTCAGTATTTTCAGCAGATTTAATAGATTCAGTAATAGCTAAAATAAAAAATATGATAAAAGGTGGTGATAAAAAAGAAGAAAAAATAGCAGAAGCAGAAGCAGAAGAAAAAAACACAAAAGAACCAGAAAAAGCAAATTCTGCTCAAATAGAAGATGATGATGATGAAGATGACGGATTTATATTAGAAACAAAAACATTGACACCAGTAGAACCAGCAAAAGCACCACCAACAGAAGAATCAAAACCACCAACAGAAGCACCAGCAGCAGCACCAGCAGAAGCACCAGCAGAAGCACCAGCACCAGCAGCAGCACCAGCAGCATCAGAAACTAAAGGTGGAAAGAAAAAGAAGAAACATCATCATAGAAAATAATTAATTAATATTAATTATGTAGAGTAAAGTACATGGATGCTTTAATTATTTTTAAATTTTTAACATATTTATTGTTATTTATAACAATTATTGGATATTTAATGTTCTCATTATATGCTGTCAGATTATTTAAAAAATTCAATGAAATTTTTGTATATAGTAATAATGTATATTTCAATTGTCAACAAATCAAGAATGGTAAATCCATAATAGAAAAAGATACTAATAGAAATATTCAATATAATGAAATTAATGATGCAAATTTAAATGAAATTACTAAAAAATTAAAAAGTAAAAATTATATTATTGGATTATATTTGATTACTTTTGCACTAATCATAATAACAAATTTTGGAAAGATTGCAATATTTTTAAAATCAAGTGATTCAATGTTACCAATGAAAGTGATTTCATTTATAATCTTTATATTTATACCATTAATTGTATTTATTTATATGAATGAAGTAACATTTAAAGTATTAAATGGTCCAATAAATGCAGATTTATCAAATTATGGAGCTAACTTAATAGCATTAAGTAAAGTATTTGAATTGTCAGAAAAAACACAAAAAATACCAAAACCTTCAAAGATACTAGATATTAATTATACAAGTAGTAATAAAACAGTTCAATTATTCAAATATTATATGATAAAAAAGATATTATTTGTAGATGATTTAGAAGCTTATCAAGATGCAGTAGTTATATATGAAAATAATTTTAATGATTATAGAAATGGATATTGTCATTTATTAGATTATATTAATTTTGATGCATCTTCATTGGACCATAAATTATTTAAAGCATTGTTATGTGGTGGATTATCCGCAAATATAACAATTCCAACAAATTTCAATATAAATCAAATATCATCATTAATAGATGATAATCAAATTTTAACAGATATTGAGGCAAAAACGAATGGTTCAAGTTTAACAGAAATAGAATTGGCAATTAAAGATTTAATGACGATGCCACAGAAAGATTTTCAAAATTTTATAAATATAATTAAAAATCTTTATTTATTTGATAATTCTGATTATACAGATTATCAATCATCAATTGAAGCTCAATTAATAAATTATCCAAATGCATTAAGATATTTTTCATTTTTAGAACAAAGTGATCCAATATGGGAGGTCTGGCAAACTGTTACAGCAAATGATAAAAAACTAGAAATATTATTTAGTAATAATAGTTGTAATGTAAATACATTAGGATTAGAACAATCTGATTTAAAAAATATTAATAGTGCATTGATTAGTTTATCGACAAATAATATAAATACAATCAATACAGAATTAAAAAATATTATAAATACCTTTATGTATTTAATGATATTTTCAGGATCAGTAGTATTTTATGCATTATTTCATTTATTTTATAAACTAAATAGTTCAATGGCAATAAATTGTGGAATTGCATTATATATATTTTATTGTATTGAAGAAGCCGTTAGAATTAATATTCTACTTGAGTAGAGATGCAAGAAGCAGAAAGTAAAGAAGATATAGTTGTAGAGAATTTTGGGACTGGAGAAAGAATTCAGAATCCAAAAATGCAACAACAAGAAACAACAACAATAACCGTATTAAGTAAACAAGATCCATCTCCACCATTTGATAAATTCATACATTCAATGATTATATCAACATTAATAGGAATATTATTAGCATTCAGTTTATTCAATGTTTTCTTTTTTGCGTTTTTTAAAACAAATGATGATCCAGTTTTTAAAATTGGTATCATCATAATTGCATCAATAGTTATAATATCTTTTACAGTATCATATATAATGTATTGCAATAATATAATAAATATAGATGGAACTTATAAAGTAGGCGATTATTCAAAGACTATTTGTGGTGAAAATATATACATATTGGATACAGGTGAATATAAAGTATCAGAAGGAATAACAGGATTTAGCAGCAATAATTTAGGAAATAATTCTTTAATTAAATCTTATTTTACATCAACACCAACAATATTTATATTGATAATTGCATATGTTTATGTATTAATTAAAGGTTATATAAATGCAAATAATGAAAATATATTTGAAGGAGGACAATGTAATAATGATATAGATAATTCTGCATTAATTGGATGTGAAAGTTTAGGTAAACGTAATATTAAGATATTTTTAGTAATTGTATATTTATTATTTAGTATATTTGGTGGTGAAATTAAATCATTAATAAAAACTCATAATTTAAGTATATTAAATATAAAAGATATTCAATTGACAAAATTATATTTATTTAATTTATTAGTAGCTTTTGTAATATTAACAATACCATTATATACATTTTCAAATGATAAACACCAAGGTGGTATAGGTGCATTTGTAGGACGTATATTTTTTATAATTAAATATTTTTGCTATAATATGATAAAATTGGCGCTTACTTTTATTACTGATAAGATGTTATTAAAATATATATTAGCAATATTTATATTAATAATTTTTAATAGAACATTAACAAAAATAATAACTAATTCAAATGCTAAAATATTAACAACAATTAATAATGATTGGTTAGATAAATATATAATATCAACTGGTGTATCTAATATAAATAATATAAATAATGCAGAATCACCATATTTAACAACAATATTAGATAATTTACCATTATTTAATCATGGAACAGGAACAAATATAGCTTATAATGAAATTGATAATGCATTTATAGATTATTTTCAAGAAAATATCAAAAATGCATATATTAATAGTGAAAATCCTATATTTGGCGCAGATCCATTAATGTTAAGAGATTATAAAGATAATTTATTCAAATTTGTTCAATTTAATAGAGGTAATGAATTTGATAGTATAATACCATCAATTCAAGATTATGTAAATAATAAAAAATTAGATTTATCAACAAGTAGTTATGCAAGTTTATTTGATCAATTAGGTATTAATTCTTCACCATATCCAAATTCTAGTATAAATATAGATTCGATAGAAAAAGATTTAATATATTATATAACTGCGATAACTAACATTAGAAAAATATGTTTCAATATGAGAAATGATAAGAGTTTAAAGAATTATATAGCAAGTACATCTAAACATTTGGTAATGATAACTATTGTAATATTATCAGTTTCTATGTATTTATTTATACATCAATTAGTAAAATTAGATTATAATGCAATATCATATATAGTATTTTTCATAATAATCTTTGCAGTATTAATGGCTGGATATGGATGGGCAACTGGTTTTACATATACATAAGTAGTTGTTAGTATAAATATAATATAATATATTTTCAGGATTGAGATATATGGCTTCAACAGTCATAAATCAAGCAGAAAATTTAATAGATAAAGCGGAAAATAAAGCAAGTGAAATTAAAGAATCAGTGGAAACAACAGTAAAAAAAGTTACTCCACAATTTACAAGTCATACAGGTTTAGGAGTAAAATTACCAAGTATATCAAATACAATAAATCCATTAAAATCAACTGATTTGAGTAGTTTATCAGCAATAAATCCAAAAGCTGTTCAATATTATTCAGCACTTTTACTTAATAGTGGATATGATACAAATTCTGAACAATATCAAGCTTTTATGGAAATATTAAAAGCTGAGAATTTGAATCATTTGATAAGTGAAAAATTTGAACAAGATAGAATGGACTTAGCAGGAAATTTATCATATTGGTTATCAGAATTTGAAAGAAAAAATGGAGCAAAAAATTCAACAGCTAAAGCAAAAAATCTTTGTAAAGCAATTAGTAAATTAAATGTTAAATTGAAAGAAAGTCCGATTGCAAAAGGATATAAATTCAAAGTCAGATTACCAGAAGGTATAGTAGATCCAGAAGCAGTATGTAAACCAACTGGTCCAACACAAAATTTAGTAAATAATTTTGATGGAGAGGGAACTAATAAATATAATGATGAAAATGTTGAATATAGAATAAAGTATAAAGGAATAGATGGGAAAGATAAAATACAAAATATACAAGGTGAAACAGAGAATTATACATCAGAAGGATTAATTGAAAGAAAACCAATAAAATTAGTAGGTGGAGGAAAATATGTAGGAGGTGCAACTAATTATTATAAAAAGGCACTCACAGATTTATCAATTGCAGAAGCAAATAAGGACGATGATATGATAAAGACAACAATAAAAAGTATAGAAAATCATCCAATATATAGTCCAAAGTTTGAAGAATTATTTATCAGTGATCGTTTGACAATGGTAGTAATTGCATTTATATTAAGAAATTTAACATTATTTTTAGTTGAATGGGGTATTAATAGTGCTTTTATAAATTCATTTAAATCAGCATTTACATATTTTCTGTTAATATATTCATTATTATTTTTATTAATTGTATGTGCAGTTAATAATAATGTAATAACAAATTTATCATTAAAATTATTGATATATTATTTGAATACAGAAGCGAATGGTAATATAAGAATTATATTACATTTAATGGTTTTATATTTATTATATCCAATAGTATTTATATTAAAAAACAAAAATCCAAGTAATGCAATATTAACATATGATCAAAGAATGAATGTTAAAAGTGTATTAGAGACAATAACATTTATAACATGGATAATGCAATCAGTTATAATATTACGTTTTTAATTATTGAATGCAAATTAACATGAAAGAAAACTTTCTCGTGATTCAATTAGAGTACAATCTGTAATGGAAATACAACCAGCATCAACTGCTGAACTAGATTCACATCCATTACTACCACAACAACATGAAGAAACACTTTTAAATCTGAATGATTTACTTGCACGATTTAAAGGTTTAAAAAATTTAAAAAATATTAAAAGTACATTAGAATTAATTGATAATTATGAGTTATTGAAAAATATAAATATAATATTACAAAGAATAAAAGGTAATGCATCTAATGAAGGAACAACAGTTCAAGATATAATAAAAGAAATAATGAAATTATTAGATCAAAAAGAACTTTTAAATTTAATAAAATCTATATCAGAAAAAATAAATGCTAAACCAGATGATATTAAGACAAATATTTTAAGTATATTATCACTATTAGATAAAAAAGATTTATTAGATTTAATAACAAATATAAGTCAACGTATAAATGGTATAAATACACCAAATGACTTAAATAACTATTTAAATAATTTAAAAGAAAATATAAATAAAATATTAAGATTAATTGAATATAAAGATTTATTAAAGCAAATAAATGATATTATAAGTAAAACAGAACAAGGAAATACTGCAATAACAGATTTAAGTAAAATAAGACAAGATTTACAAGCAATATTAAAAATAATAGATCAAAAAGATTTGATAGATTTAATTAAAAATATATTACAAAAAATTAGTCAAATTCCATCTCAATCTTCATCAAACCAATTACCATCATTTATAAGAAATCTATTTGGTAAATCAAATTCTACAACAGGTCCTACATCAGGTCAATATTTTCCATCAGGTCCTACACCAGGTCCATATTTTTCACCAGGTCCAAATTCATATATAAATGATAATAAAAAATTGATTATATATATTAATAAAATACCAAATCCATTAGATTCTTCTCCATTTCAAAGATCATTAGAACAAGCATTTCCGCAAAGAGGAAGAATAGCTAAAGAAGAAATGGATGAAATAGGTACATATTATGTTGGAACTTTTATAGCAAATCCAGAAGAATCTGAAGAATCTGAAAAACCATCACAAGATGAAATAGAAGAAGAAGAAGCAGAAGAAGCAGAAGAAGCAGAAGAAGAAGAAGCAGCAGAAGAAGCAGCAGAAGAAAATCCAACAGAACAAAATGCAACAGTAAATGAAAATGTAGGACAAAATACTTTAGCATTAATAGATGATGCTATTACAACTGCAGATCCAGAAGACGCAGCAAATAAAACGAGAGAAGCAATAAGAGATGAATTATTAGGTGTACAACCAGGATCATCAAGAGAGGAATATAGAAAAGCATATAAAAAGTTTGCTTTAACACATCATCCAGATACATTAAAAAATAATAAAGAATTATCACCAGAAGAAATAGCAAAAAGAGAAAATGAATTTAAACATGTTACTGAAAATAAAGGACAATTATATGGTGGTAAAGATGCAACAAATAACATATCAGTTCGTGGTATAGATTTTAAACGTGAACTTGATAAAAAAGTAGCAGATTTAAAGGCCGATTATGAATCAGGAGAAATAGCATGGGATAAAGCAACTCAAGCATTATTTAAACTTTTATCAATGATTTCATCAGATACATCACGAGCTGGTAAAGATCAATATATTGCATTAATAAATGGTACATTATCTGATGCAGATATACCATTAGTTATTGGGAATGAAGAATTTAGTATTAAAGGCGGTGATGAAACTAAGAATAAACATAAATTTTTCAAAAATGGTGTATTTTATCCAGGAAAAATGAAAGGTGGTAATGATATAGATAAAACTAAAGAATTATTAAATAATAATATAGCTACAATTCAAAATGTATTACAACGATATACAAATAATTATATACAATTATTTGAATTTGATAATATACAAAAAAATGTAAATGATGCAAAAATAGAATATCAAAATAAAATAGCAACTGAAATAGCAAAGAAACAATCAATTGAAGAAAATAATAAAAGTAAAGAGAAACTTATAAATGAAAGTAGAATAAATTATTTATATGAAAAAATAAAAGCTGCTCAAAATGATGTTAGTTATTATGAAAAAAAATTAGATTTAGAACCTGAGAATGAGCGTTATAAAAATAATCTTGATCGAGCAAATCAAAATATTGCACAATATAAATTAGAAATAGCAAAATTAGGCGGTGATCCTAATAAACCAATTACAGGAGGTGATGGCAATATAAATATATCACAATTACCAAATATTGAAATAAATAAATTAAATGAAAATTATAATTTATTGAAAGATAAATTACCAAAATGGATTGAATCTGTAAATACAGATTTTAAAAAATTGATTGATAATAATAATACGATTAGAGATAATTTATTAGAATTAACAACTGATGGAACAACAAAAAGTGAAATAAAACAATTGATGCAACAGGTCAATGATTCATTAAATGGATTTTTAAGTCTTTTAAAAAATAATTATGAAAAAAGTTTTCAAATAGTAGAAGCAGCTAATATAAGCATTCAAAATCAAAATTCTAATTTCAATAAGAAAGGTGGAGAAGGAACAGATGCTTCTACCAATACTGAAATTCCTAATATTAATAATACTAAATCAGATGAATTAGTTGAATTATTAAATAATTCAATTGATATTTTAAAGAAAATAAATAGTAATTATTTATTACCATTACAATCGGATACAATTGTAAAATCAACTCCAGGTGTATCAGCAATGGCGGTTGAACCAACATTATTTCAACGATTATATAATAGTTATATAAGTCGCAAGAATCAAGTTGGAGATTTTGTAGCATCAAAAGAATTACATGATCAAATGAGTGCTAATTCATTAATACCTCGTGAGGCATTACAGATATCAGGTATTGATAAAGCTATATTCATATTTGTAATATTGGTATTACGCATGATAGCAATGACAATAATGCGACAATTAATTATAAATAATAAAGTTAAAACAATAAATACAGCATTGCTTGGATATTTAGGAATATATATAATGTTATTTATTGCATTTGTTATGTTTGTAAATTTGGATATGTATAGATTACGTATTGTATTTAATTATGTAAATATGCATGCACATGTAAATTTAATATTAACACATGTATTAATGATATCATCTTTTTGTTTCATAATATCTTATTTAATAACAATAATTAATGTACCACAATTCAATAAAGGTAAATCAACTGCAGGTGGTTCAGATATGTCAACAATTGGAAAAGACACATTATTATATAGATTAGAGATAATTACAGGTATAACATTTATATTTGCAGCAGTTACAGTAATGGTTTAATTACTTATTTATAAAGTACATTTGATTGTGTTTGAAATAATTCACGAGGTACTTCTTGGTCAATACGACCATGTTTATTTTTTTCTTTATGTTGAGAACAGAAATCACATTCTTTTAATTTCAACCGAATGCATTGTCCACCTTTGCCTCTATTCCAAATACGTGCCATACATCTTTCAGATTCTATTTTAGGTGGTTTTCTTGGTTCATTTTTATGAACAATTTCAATAGTTTCTTTTTCATTTGGAATAATCTTTAATTGTTTTGGTAAAAACTCTGCAAGTATATCAGTTTCATCAAGCTCATGTTTTTGAGCTATTTTAATCAAAATCTTTTTATTATATTCTATAAGTTCATTCTGTAATAGATCAAAAATATATTGAGGTGCTGAAGCTCTAGCATTAATATTTTTATTAGCCATTACACTAGTAATATAGCACTAGTAAAAATAGGACTAGTTAAATAGAGACTCGAGTATAGTAATAAAGATTCTTAAGGTTTTTCATTTTTTTGCATTTCATTTTTTTGAATTTCAACAATCATAATTATCTGATGTGTTATATTACAAATTATTCCGCCTTCTAAATTGTTGTAAATTTCTGAATTATTAAAAGACTCCATACAACTAATTTGGTAAATATTATTTAATTTGCTTAAAACTTTATATTTACCAATAATAATATTATTTTTTTTGATAAAAAATAAATTATTTGCATCAAGACCTATATCAATGCAAGTACCATTGCAAGAATTTTCTAATTCCATTCTAGCATATCCATTAATAAGAACATCGACGCTTTTAATTATTTGAGCATCTTCACCAACATCTAATGGATTATTAAACGTATCTAATAATTTAATAGTCCATGGAGAGGAGATAGGACGAATAGTAGTATCTTTAGAATCAGTAGTTCTGACAACATACCATTTGTCCCATATAGGACCTTCAAAACTAAGAGAACAAAGAATATTTTGTTTTTTACCACCAGCTCCTTGGATTTCAATAATAATAATGGGTGTAAATGTAGCTACAATTTTAGGTAAAAAAATTCCTGCAAAAGCAAGTTTCATATTTTCATCTTTTGAAATATTACCAGACCATATAAATGTAGATCTTTTAGGATTATAATCCCATCCTCTATCAATACTACTAATAATAATTTGTTGTAAATCAGATATTTTGCTTTTTGTAGGAATATAAATAACAGTAGGTGCAGCAATTACTTGAGGAGGTAATTGTGGTTGAAAAGGTAATTGTTGTTCAATAATTGGAGAAACAGGAATTTGATTTTGATCTGGACGTATTCTTCTAGCAATTTCAATTTCTTCTAATTTACGCATAAAAGACGCTTCATCATCTTCTTTAACATCAATTTCTGGTAAAGGAAGTGGTTCAGATTTATCTAAATCAATTTTAATAACAGGTTGCATTTGTTGCATCTGTTGCATTTGTTGCATCCCAATTTTATTTGATTCATGTTGTTGTTGATCTTTTAATCTAACAATAGTAATTACATGTGTTATTGCACGTCTTTCAATTTCATCAATTGGAGGAAGTGGTGGATTTTTGCCAAAATGTTCAATTGCTTGATTAATAAAATCAGTAAGTGCTGTTCTTATTTTTTTATTTGATGTATTTAAATTATTTTGCAATAAAGCGATATTTGTTCTTTGGATTAATCCATCTAAATCTATATTAATACTCATTAAAGATTATAAAAATAAAATGTTTAAATGATTACTTTTTCTTATCAATTTCAACTTTAGTATTTGGTGCAAATAATCTATTTCTGAAATATTGATTCATTTGTTTATCAGTTACTTTTTGTGATATAACATCTTTTAAAGTAGTATTTTTGTTTTTCTTCAAAAATTTAAGCCAATTTATTTGATAAACCATAGAGAACATTCCACATTCATTATTACCATATTGATGACGAATAGTATTATAATTAAATTGAAATTGATGTAAAGAAGTCTTTGTTTTTTTAGAAACAATTATATTAATATCATTTGCTTGTAATTTTAGTTTTTCAATAAAATCTATTATTTCTTGAGGTGGAGCAGTAGCAGTGCTATCATAATAATGAGCACCATATGATGGTTTAGTTGGATCAATACAAATAAAAAGAGATGTCCAATGGGATCCAGGTTCATCATGTTTATCTAGATTGGTAATCATTCCGACATATTTGTATCCTTGATTATAAAGAGTAACAATGTTTAAATTGCAAACTTCAGCATAGACGCATTTACCAAATTCAGTTGCAGTTGCAAAATCAATAGCAAAAACACCTAAGAATCTATAGTTTAAATCTTTTTTATCCTGGTATTGTCTCATAACATTTTGAATATCATAATTAGATAACCAAGAGTTCTTATCTTTGTACCATTCAGATGGTTTTTCAGGTCTAATAGCTCCTTTAACTTCTAAAGTTTTATTTTCAGGTTTTATTTTTTTAACCCAACAAAACTCATTTCCTTTACCACATCTATCAGACATTTTTTTATTAATTTCATTCCATAAATCATTAATTGAATATTTTTTAATATTTTTAATACGATTGTGTTGGTTTTCTTTATTCCATGCAGTTGCAATATCTCTAAGAGCTTTTAAAGAAAAACAAGTATGTTTATCTTTATAATTATCTTCGCCTATTGGACTGCAGTATTGCATCCTCCTTATATTTAAAGCTCAAATAAAAGTTGGAAAAATTTGTAAAAAATTTGACGGAAAAAAATAAAAATTCGATTTTTGTTTTTAAAATTAATTAACAAACAACCCTCAATCAACTACCTTCAGCCTCCTAAGCTCCCAACTACCACTACAAATGGCTGCTTCTCTGACCAAGGTTTTCAAGGCGATCAATGACTTCTCCGATAACATGGAGAAGACAACGATCAACAACCTCAAGGAACACCTGGTGTCTAAGCTGACTGATGAGTATGATTCTGAGTTCGTTGAGGCTGTCTCCAATATGATTGATGATTATGTCACAAATATGCCCAAGACTCCTGCGATCAATGCCAAGGAGCCCAAGAAGGAGAAGAAGACACGTGCTCCTACTGCTTATAACCTTTTCCTCAAGGCTAAGATGGCTGAGATCAAGGAGGCTGGCACTGAGCTCAAGGGCAAGGAGCTGATGCAGGCAGCAATTGTTGAGTGGAATAAGCAGAAGGCTCTGAATCCGCCTGAGGATAAGAAGGCTGGTCCTTCTCGCAGGAATATTCTGGCTGCAATTGCCTCTGAGTCTGAGCCTGAGCCTGAGCAAGACACTGAGGCTGATGCAGAGAAGCTGCCTGAGCCATCCAAGGGCAAGGGTAAGGGCAAGGGCAAGAAGTAAAAAATTATTCAACTAAAAAGCATCATCAAGCTTTTCCAAAAGGTTAAAAACCTTTTGGTTTTTGTATTTGATTGACTTGATTGACTTGATTGAATTCATTTAAATTAGAGCATGTTTTTGTCTTTTTAATAATTAAGAATGAGATATACTTTAGTTAGTATAAAACCAGCATCAGATGATAAGTATAAATATACAGTGAAATTAGCTGAAAAAAATGATGAATCTAAAACACATACTGTTCATTTTGGTGCAAAAGGCTATTCAGATTACACCAAACATAAGGATCTTGAAAGAAAGAAAAGATATATAATAAGACATAAAAAAAGAGAAGACTGGACATCAACTGGTATATTGACTGCGGGTTTTTGGAGCAGGTGGGTACTTTGGAATAAGACAAGTTTTAGAGCATCAGTTGATAATGTTAAGGAAAAGTTTCATTTATAAAATTTGATTTTTTATTTTTATTAATAATTTTACAGATTTAATAGTATAATTGACATTTTTATTACGAGAACACTAAGTTTGAAATATAATTTTAACCCAAAATTTTTCATATAAAAAATATCCACGAATATATACCAGAGGGATTCCCCTAGATAATTTATGGATCAATTTAAAAAATTCATAACACAGTTTAGATGCGAGAAAGGTCAGCCATATACACATACGAGTATATTTGATCCAATTGGAAGTTTTCACATATCAGATGATAAAATAGATGAGTTTTATGAAATATATAAGAAAGCTTTGATAGGTGGACGTAAATTATATTTGACAGAAAAACCTCAAGATCCCAGTCCAATGCGAGTTGATTTAGATTTTAGATTTAAATTAAATGATGAAGTGAAGGACAATGAAGTATTACAGAGACTTTATAATGATAATTTTATAGAGATAGTCTTGGAAAAATACTATAAATTGTTAAATGAATATTTAGATAATGATATTTTATCAAAATTAGATAAAAGAACATATGTGATGGAAAAACCATCACCAGTTGAATATAAAGGTAAAATAAAAGACGGAATTCATATTATTTGGCCAAATATTGTAGTTAAAAATGACTTACAAAAATTAATTAGAAATAGCGTTTTAGAATCTGCACCAGAATTATTCAAAGCATTACCACTTATTAATCCATATGATGATGTGATAGATGAAGCGATAATAAGCAGAAATAATTGGCAAATGTATGGTAGCAGAAAACCAGAATCCGAAGCATATGCAATAACAAAAGTCTATGACTATCAAAATGGTAAACTCGAAAAGCGTAATTTACCATCAGTTGAAGAAGAATTGCATATGGTTAAAATTCTTTCTATGAGAAATAAGGTGGATAAATTGATACCTTATAAATCTGAAAAAATTGAAGAAATAGAGCAGTATATTCGTCATCTACTTCCATCAATTAATGAGCATAAGAAATCTAAATTGCATAATAAAATATTTGGAAAAGCAATAAATTTATCGAAAATATTTTCATCAGAAGAAGATTTGAAATTAGCAAAAGATTTAATATTGAAATGTTTAAATCCAAAAAGAGCAGAAAATTATGACCAATGGATTCATTTAGGATGGGCGGCGCGTAATATAGATTATGGATTATTGGATACATGGAATGAATTTTCAGGTGTATCAAGTAAACATGTAGAAGGGGAATGTCAAATTCTTTGGGACAAGATGAGAATTGATACAATGGGAATGGGAACATTGAAGCATTGGGCAAAGAATGATAATAGATCTCAATATGAAATCATTATCAACGATTCTATAATAGAATTAATAGATAGATGTACAAGTGGAGCACACTATGATATAGCAACGGTCATATATTATCTTTATAAGGATCTTTTTAGAGCATCCTCAAAAGATAATTGGTATATGTTTTCAAAAGAAAAACATAGATGGGAGAGATCAAGAGAAGGTTTCAAACTCAGAAATATATTATCAAATGATGTATGTTGTAGATTTATGAAACGATCTTCATATTGGGCAAATGAATCAGGTAAAGGAGATAATACAGTATATAGGGATATGTGTCATGAAAGATCTAAAAAACTAAATGAGGTATCATGTAAATTAAAGAATTCTGGGTTCAAAGATTCTATTATGAAAGAATGTAGATCATTATTTTCAGATGATAAATTTGAAGGATTACTAGATAATCATTCTCATTTACTTGGTTTTGAAAATGGGGTTTATGATTTGCATTTACATGAATTTAGAGAAGGATTACCAGAAGATTATATTAGTTATTCAACTGGTAGATATTATATAAATTATGATCCAAAATCAATAGAAGCAAGAGAAATAGATGAATATTTGAGTCAAGTTTTGACAATTGGAGATGTAAAAGAATATGTATTGAAAATATTTGCATCATCATTGGATGGAACAATTAAAAATGAAAAATTCTATATTTTTACAGGTTCAGGTGGTAATGGTAAATCTTTATTATTGACATTATTGCAAAAATCAATAGGTGAATATTATTCAACATTACCAATATCATTATTGACACAGAAAAGAGCGGCATCAAATTCGGCTTGTCCAGAATTGGAAAGAACAAAAGGTCGTAGATTTGCGATCATGCAAGAGCCAGGTGATAATGAAAAAATAAATATTGGATTGATGAAAGAATTGAGTGGTGGTGATCCAATATTTGCGAGAGGTTTGTATAAAGAGGGTGGTGAATTCAAGCCACAATTTAAGATGATTATGGCTTGTAATGATTTGCCAAATGTTCCATCAAATGATGGAGGAACTTGGAGAAGAATTAGAGTAATACCATTTGATTCTAAATTTACAGATAATCCAAATAAAGAGAATAAAAAGGAATTTCCAATTGATGCAGATATTATGGATAAGATTGAAAGATGGGGAGATACATTTATATCAATGTTAATTAATATACATAAAATAACAGATTTGAAAGTAATCAAAGAACCAAGTGATATTAATATTGCGACACAGAAATACAAAGAGAACAATGATATTATTGGTCAATATATTACAGAGAAGATTGTTCCAGATCCAAAACATAAGAAGAAGATGATGTTGAATACATTGGCAAATGATTTCAAATCATGGGCCTTTAATCAACTCAAAGGAACAAATAAGGTTTCACCAGATAGAAATCAAATCAAAGCATATTTTGAGAATATTTATGGAATTTATGGAAATGGTTGGTATGGTTTCAAATTCAAATCAGATATTGATACTGAGGATAGCGACGTAGAATAAAAATTGAATATTATATAAAGTTATTTTATTGTTATTGAATAAGTATATCACTAACTATGGAGATCGATATTATAAGAACCAATATACGTGATATGTTGGAAAATAGAGGAGATGATATATCATGGATACAGGAGCATGGAGATGCTGTAATATATGATGATCCGAATCGTTTTTATAAAGAAGTAATCAGTTTGAATACAGATAATACGACAGTATTCTTTGCATTGACAAAAGAGATATTAAAGGATCATTTATTGGTAAAATTGAAAGCAGAAAAGACGCCTCAAGATATAATAACAAAGAATGATAATACTAAAAATTTCATAATTATTACAATAGATGTACCAGCAGTGAAACAGAGTATATTGCAATTTCAAATAATTGATAAAAGTCTTCAAAGTATTGGAGGGATGTTGCAGATATTTTATGTGGATGAATTGAGATATAATCCGATGTCACATAGATTGGTACCAAAACATGAAAAATTAACAGATGTACAGGCAAAAAAAGTAATGGAGGATTATAGAATTAAATCAAAGTCACAATTTCCAGTGATATTAAAAACGGATCCAATATCAAAATGGTTAGGATTGAAACATGGTGATATAGTAAAAATAACACATATTAATAATAATTCAGGTGAATATAATTATTATAGATGTGCCATTTAAATTTTATGTGTTTTAATTTAGAGTTATGGCACAAACAAATTTTGCTAATCAACATTCAGAATTGGTAGCTTTATTCAATGGTTATAATACAACTGCATTTCAAGGAATTGAAAATCAATATTTATGTCATCCAAATTTTTTTGTTGATAAATCATCTGGTAATTCATCAAATTATGATATAAATATTATTTATAATTATAATAAAGATTGTGTATCATCACAGACATCAGCTACATTAGTAAAAACCATATATCAATCAGGATTAGCAAATACATCAATTATTATATCTGGAAATGATGTATTTGCTAAACCAATTTCATCAACAGTTATGGATACTATAATAGATTCAAGTTCTTTTACAATTAAAAATAATGTATATGATCTTAATTTAATTGAATGTTTAGATAAAGTTAATGCAATAACTGGAAATACTCCACCAATAAATGGTAATTCAGTTTCAAGTAATTCAGATACTATATCAAATGGTAAAGGTGGAATGTGTCCAACAATGGATGGTAAAACATGTTCAGGACCTGAACAATTTACTAATCCATCAGGACCAGCTACATTATCAACATATAATATGATGCAAGGATTATATGGATGGTATAATATATTAGCATCAAAAAATTGGAAAACATTTTTAGGAGGTAATTCAATAACAATATCAAATATAGATGGTTATTCATCATTATCAACAACAAATCCACAAAGTTCTATATATACAATATTTAGTGATTATTCAAAGGTAACAGATTCAGCTTCTCAAACTTTATGGAATTGTATTAATAATATTGTACCAATAAGTACAATAATAACAGCAGCAAATGCAGAACAAGGATATTTTGATTTATATATGATGAGACGTGTATTTTATTCACATATATTATCATTAAATTTTTGTATTGCTGCATCATTATATGGTTCAGCATCAGGAAATGCAGCTGATCAAGCAGTATTAACTACATTATTAGCAGCAATAACAGCATTAGTTCAATCTCAAAATAATGGATTAAATAATAATCACACATTGAATGATATATATACTGATTCAAATGATAAATTAATTAATTATAATAATGTATTAAAACAAGTTGGTGATATAACATCACAATTAAATAAACAAAAGAATGATTATGTAAATAATCAGAAACAATATGCAAGTTCGCAATCAATGATAAAAATAATAATTATATATGAAATTATTATTGCAATAGTATTGCTTGTGATAACAACTATATCAACATTTATAATCTTTTTAAATGATGATATACCAGAGGCAGGGAAATATATAGCAGCACATGTGCAAATAGTTTTATCAATATTAGCAATTGGATTAATAATATTTAGATATAATGCTGCATTTAGAGTGCAAGAAAATTATGCAGATTTTACAACTTTAGATAATTATATAATGAATTTACCACAGGGTCAATTACAAACATCATTTAGAACAGATAATAATAATACTCTTTTACAAAATTATGCATCATCGATGTTAGATAATATATTATTATTTGGTACATTGTCAAATATTATAAACAATACTTTGAAAGTCGAGAAAGCTTATATTGATATGGGTCAAATTGTAAATAAAGAGTTATTATATTATACACAACAATTAGAAGAATTGATTCAAGAAAATGAAAAATTGTTATCAGCAATAAATTTGATAAAAATATCAAGTTTTGCACATAAATACAGATTATATTTGATGCTTTTCTTAGCAGGTTTAATGTCATTAACAGTTGAATTATGGGTGGCAACTGGTAGTCAAACAATATTAATATTTGCGTCAATAATTGGTGTAATTGGATTCATAATATATGTTAAAAAATTAAGTGCAAATGTTAGAACAGATGCAGATAAATATTATTGGTCCGTTTCAGCAAAGAATATAGATACTCTTAAAAATTCTTCATAAAAATTCTGTAATTAGAATAGATGGCATCTATAGGAACTGGACAAAGTTACATAAATGAAAATGCATCCGCATTTACAAATATGATAAATACAATTGTTTCAATTAATACAAATTATTTAAATGGCTATGATAATCAATTTGCGGGTAATCCAAATTATTTATTAACGGGACAAGCGAATGATGTCATGATGATATTAAATGGGTATAATGGAAATGATTATAAAACGGGTAAAAATAGTGATTTGTTCTTCAAAATAAAGAAGTTAAATCCTGGAACTATATTTTCAGCTGCAAATCAAAAATATAGTGATTTTGAAGATTCAGGTGGAATTTGTCCATATGTTCAAGTTAATAATACTTATGTTCAAACAACTATTAATAATTATATTAATGATTTAGCTAGTAATAATTTAAATTATCAAGATGTTTTATTAGTTGATTTTTTAGATGCAAATAATGCAATGACAACTGATAATAATCCATCAGAAGCATTATTGTTAGGATTATATGGATTATATGATTTATTATCTAGTTCAAATATTAAGACATTATTAAGTGGTAATATTGTTACACTCAAAATACCAAATTGTCAAACTGTAAATGGTAAATCAGTAATAACTAATATAAAATTAAAATATGTTAATAATAAATTAACATATGCAGATAATAATAAAGTATCTAATGCATTAGATTTTGTAATGATTGAATCTATGAATTTAGTAATAGATGTAAATGATATATTATCTAATTCAAATTTCAATTTATTTATATTTAGACAATTATTACGATTATATATTGCTTTATTTAATTTAAATATTGCATCAAATATATTTAAAACAGCATCTGATTCATCAGTGATATCAGCTAATTTATTTCAAGATAATTTAAATAATTTTCAATATTTAATAATATCACAAGTACAATTAATTGGATTAGTAACAGTAAATTATGATACATTGATACATAAATATAATAATACAGTATCAACTACAGGAACAAATGTATCACAAATTAATAATCAGATATCACAAATAAATTCAACATCTAAAAAATTTAAAGATATGAAAAAACAGATTAAAACAAATGAGGATTATTATGCAAATACAAATACAAATAAATCAAAAGTATCAATATATGAATATTTATCATTAGGATTTTTGTTATTAATAATTATTTTAAGTATAATATTAGAATTTTCATCAGATAGCAGATCTGAATTTATATTAAGTATAATGATTGTAATAGTAACATCAATCTCTTATTTAGTAATTAATTATTTATATGGAAAATCTATATTAGAAACATTTGATACACAATCTGTTTCAGTAGTAAATAGTATATTAAAATCAGGTATACCAGTAACAGGTACAAATCCAACTGCAGCAGTAAATTTAAATATTAAATATTATAATACATTATATTACGTGGTAGTAAATGAATATTTAAATTCATTACTTGCATTTGTAGGATATACAGAGCAACAAAGTGCTAATATAAATTTATCAATTATGTTAAATAATCAACAATTATATTACAATGATACACTTAATGAGATGAACATGGAAAGTAATAAATTAGATGCTAGTTCTGCAGTAGTAAATTCATCAAGATATGCATCGACATATAGAATGAATTTATATTCTAATTTGACTTTAATTATAGCAATAACAGTAATAATACGATCAGGATTATCATCATATAATACATCAGTACCATTTTATGTAGGTATTCTTGGATTTATACTTGCAGTAATATCAGTAATATTATTTATGATTGAAACCTCACAAAGAGTGAGAACAGATCCAAAGAGAATGTATTGGTATGCTGATAGATCATCATTAAATAATAATGCATTAAAAAATAATTCTTGATCTTGATTCAATTTATCTAAATTAATACTGCATAGCAGATAATTTAGCTATATTTTGGTAATAAGCTTGTGCATCAACATTTGGAGGAGGAGGTGGTATCATTGGTGCACCTGGTGGGTGATTATCAGAATCAGGGGCTTTAACATGACCTTTCTTTTGTAACCACATTTTTGAATATAGATTAAGTGGGTGATTTTCATTTAGCAACATTTGCAGAAGTAGAAAGTATGCAACGATTAAGATAATACTCCAAGTGATACTTCTTGTAGAAAGATAGAACATACAAAATAATATAATTTTTTTGACAAAAGGATGTGCAACAATATCTTTTTGTGCAGGAGTAAGATCCATTTGAATATGACGGGATCCAGTATGAAGTAAAAATGCAGATAATACAGTTAATAATTGAGTACCTGGTAGAGGACCTGGTGGAGCTTGCATAGACTCTTATCTAATAATCTAAAAGAAAATCAGAATGGAGCAGGACCACTTGTTGGATCTTCTAATCCTTTAAATAAAGGATATATGTCTTGTGAATATGGTATTTTAGCATTTGGTGGGCCATCATCTGTTTCTATGACATTTTCAAGATACATTTTATCTGGATTATTCATTTCAGAAGATTTCTTTTGAATTCTTTTAATTTCTGTATTTTCATTAATATTTTGACTTTGATTATTATTATTTACTTTTCTAGCAAAAATGGTATAGTCTATGATAACAGCTACTAGAAGTAATAATAAGAAAGCTCCTATTTTATCACTCCATTCAGAGACTATTAATATTAGGATAATGATTAATAAAATAATCCAAGGATGGTTAAATGCATTTAATGCCCAAATTGGTAAAGGAATTCTAGTTTGAAAGGCATATAAAAAACATATACCAGCAGTAATTCCAACTAATAGAGATTTTAAAATTTCTTCTATGTACATTCTATATATATTTTTTATAAAAAGAAAAAGAAATTTCTAGTAAGTTAATAGTGGTTAAACTTCCCCATGTGCAGTTTACAAGAAGCATATTCATATCCTTCATTTGATTCGGTGAATAGTAAAAAGCAGTTAGGATGCACAGGTCAAGTAACATTTGAAAATAGCGTACCTGTTAGCAATGGTAGTAATAAAAGACAGGTAGGAGAATATCAAAAATACAACGAATTTGGTGCAGATCGTGGTAAAGAATATGTATCATTTGTGGATGCATGGAATACTTACGGAAATCAAAAAGAGAATTTCCAAGTCCAAGATTATTCTACTCAACTTGCACATACTACAGATAAAGAAGCTTTAAAAAGCATTTATCATGATATGGAGCTTGATAAAAAAGAAGAAACAAGAAACAATCGTGGAAGAAAAAATGTAATAATCGAGGGTCCAGCTTATAAAGGCCAGGCAAATGATGTTCAATATTATTGTGAAAATTATCAAATTTGTCCTGATGTTTTACCAGAAAATTTTACAAATCCAGTACCCAAATCACAATGTATAGGACCAGTTGAACAAAAATATAATATACCATCAATTAATCAATCAAAAGACTCTCAAAATTATATGAATGGTATGAATGCATATACAAATCAAGATAGTATGATGAAACAATATATTGGAACTCCCACACCAGATGTTAGATGTTCAAATCCTTCACAGGTTTATGATGCGATGTATAGAAGCAAAGATTTTGATAAAGGAATGTATACGGCATTAAATCAACAAACATCATGTGCAGGTCCATATAAAGTTCCAATGCGCAAGATTGATATGAATAATGTGAAAGGATATGTCGAAGATGGTATGGATGATTATATTAATTTAGATGAAATGAATAAAACAATACCAATAACAAGAAGTATGAATAATAGAAATGCACCAGCTGATTTCAAAGACGAGAATGGTACAATATTTAAAACAAATATGGAACAATTTTCAAATCCAAATAATAATTATAGCTACAATTCATATAATTCAAATGATAATATGCAATATATTTTAGATATAGTTCTTTTCATATTAGCAGGAATTTTGATAATATTTTTATGTGATCAAATATATCGTATAGCTGCATTATCAGGGATGAAAGAAACATTAGCAATGTTGAAAGACTTGAAGGATTAGAATAACTAAGTCCTAAGAGAACGACTAAAAAAGTCTTAATTGTTTTTTATTGCTAGTATTAGCATTTTGATTAGGCAATTCTATTCTTTGTCTAGTTGATATTGCAGCAGGAAGAGATGCTTTGATATCTTTTTTATCCCAAGAAATATATAAAACAGCTATATGCGGTGGTGGTAATAACTGAACAAATAATGAATTATCACGAAGTGCATTAATAATATAATTTGTACAATTAATTAAATTATATAGTGGGAATCCAACAACTAATCCAGGAATTTCATAAAAAGTATTGGTACCGCCTACATTTGCGATAACTTTAATACGACGATGAATTAAATTTAGTATATGATCATATGAAGTATGTTTTAATTCTTCTTTTTTCTTTTGAATAGTATGAAGCTCTTTAATATTTAAATGCGGTGGCATCTTCTTTTTTTCTATAAATGAATACGATAAGAATGCATGAGAAACCAACATTTACACATTTAATATTATCAGGTGGATCGGGAAAAGGTATATTATATATTGGAGCTTTAAGATATTTACAACAAGAAGATTATTATAAAACAATAAAATATATATATGCTACATCTATTGGATCAGTATTTGCAACATTTTTTGGATTAAATATATCAATGGGTGATATTGAAAATGAATTTAAAGATTATTTTGATGAATTGAAATATTCAGAATTAAATATTTTGTCTTTTTTAAAAGACTATGGAATTATAAAAACTGAGGATAATTCATTACTATTGATTGTAAAAAGAATATTAAAAAAACATAATTATGAGAATTATACATTTGTAGATTTTGCAAAAAAAACTGGCATTCAACTTAATATCAAATCAGTTCATTATGAAACATTCAAAACATTTACATTCAATATTGATAATTCACCAAATGTTTTATTAATTGATGCAATAGGTGCATCAACAGCATTACCAATTTTATTTAAACCTTATAAGATTGGTAATGAATTATATATAGATGGTGGATTAACAGAAAATATTCCAATGGCGATTGAGAATAATATAAATCCAAATAATATTTTGATATTAATATCATTAACAGAAGAAAACAATGTGAAAATAGTAGATAATAGTACAATATTTAATTATATAATAAATATGATGAATATTTTAACAATGAATATGAATATAAGATTATTGTTACAAAAAAAATATAAATATTTTATATGTTTTGAAAATTATCCAATTGGATTTTTTCCATATAAGATATCTGAAGATGGTAAAATAAATTGCACAGTTACTAAGCAGCAAATAGAAGATTCAGTAATAGCAGGATATGAGCAAATATATGAAAAGTTAAAAATTTAAAATGATTAACTAGATTATTTTATTTAAGATGGTTTTGATTTTGATTTTTTAAATCCTTCTAAACCACCAGTTCTGATAAATGATTGTGCGCTTTTATTATCAAATTCTTCAATACCATTAAGTCTTAATTTATCAGCAAAGTTTAACATAGAAGAAGCAGTTCTTTCACCATCATATTTAGTATCTTGTCCATTTATTGTAACAATAAATGTTGGAAATCCATTTATATCTTTTTGTTTATCAGCAGATGTCATTTCATCCGCACTAACTTCTTTAGTTTTTATATTTTTAGATGGTGCCATTTCTTTACATTTTTCCCATTCAGGTTTAGCTTTTTTGCACCATCCACATCCTTCCATATAATAAAATGTAATAGTTGCATCATCATTACCAAAATATTCTTTTTTGTATTTAAAGACAGCGAATACAATAAGACCTATAACTGCTAAAGTTAAGAATAAATAAAGGCCTTTTTGCATACTTGCAGACATACCACCACGTTGTCTAGCCATCTCTTATATATATAATCTCAGATAATTTCATCGGATAATTCCAATACATAATTATTAAAAGTAATCCATTTATAAATCAATTCAATATTTTCATTCATTATTTCACCAATAACAATAAGATTATTATTATGAGATAGATTTTCTTTAATATATACTTTATTTAAAAACCATTCTTCATATGATATTATTAATATACGTTCTAAAGAAGTTTTAAAATAGTCATCAAAATTGAATAAATTATTATAATTAACATAACTGAATAGATTATGAGTTAGATAATCAGTATATAATGCTTTTTCATATTCATCAGAATAGATGAAGATACTTTTATAAATGTTGTATTTTTCAAATACATTATTGATCTTTTCAAAATCCAACATTATAATATAGTAAATAAAAATAGTCTTATATCATTGTACAGCAACACAATGATATAAAGCTATTTATATAAACAATGACAAGATGACTAGTATTTCTTTAGATACTTTTTATTCTTATCAAAGAAGTATAATTGATCCTGGGACATTTAAAGAAAAGGCATTGCATTTGATAAGTAATTATAAATGTTTTACAGAGAATTCAAATAATTTTAGAGATAAGCATAATGCAAATAGAGGAAGGCAATTTGTTCCAGCAGCTACAGAGAGACCTGATAAAATAAAGATAGGATCACGAGAACTATCACGTGAATATTTAGCAAAGAAAGAGTATATGTCTTTAATGAATAAATTATCAGATCAAAACAAAAAACAAGTATATAATATGTTTAAAGCAGCAATAAGAGAAGATTGTTTTAAATTATATATTGAAATGACATGGGATATGATGTTAAGATTCCCAGAATTTCAAAAATTATATTATGATTTAATAAAAATATTATATGATTATTTAGAAAATAAAACTGATTTTATAAATGTATGGTTAAATATTATATCTGATTATGAATTATCTAGAAGATGGATACCAGCAGATGAGATATTAGATGATAATGATTATGACGAATTTTGTGATTATCAAAAATGGAAAAAACGCGCAGTAGCATCATTAAGTGCTATAAAATTATTAATTGTCAAAGAATGGATACCAAAGACTATAATTGTAAATATATCAGAAAAAATAATAGAATCATGTAAAGAATATATTAAAAGCACAAATGGTACTGGATGCAAAGTATTTGATTCTTTATTAGATCAATTGACCATAGTATGTGATAATATAGAAGATAAAATAATTGTTGATTTTATAAATGAGTCATTATTAAATGTTAACATTCGTCCATCATCTAAATTTAAATTATTGGATATCAAAGAAAAAGTTGAAATTAAATTAAGTACAACGTATAAAGTAAAATATAGATAACTATATTAATGGATTACAAACAGAAGATCATAGATGAATTAACTGTTATATTAGAAAGAGAGAAACAGAATGGTAATACATTTAAAATAAGAGCTTATCAAAGAGTGATACCTCAATTACGAGCATTACATTATATTAAATCTTTAGATGATATTAAAAATGTAGATGGTATTGGTAAAGGTATAAAGGATCGTATAAAAGAGATTTTAGAAACAGGACAATTAAATTCAGCTGAAGAGGCTAAGAAAGATCCTAAAACAACAATTATTAAAGAATTTATGAATATATATGGTATTGGTACAGTAAAGGCAAAAAATTTATATGAAGTGGAAAAAGTTACAAGTATTGAAGAATTAAGAGAGAAAGCTGATAAATTATTGAATGAGAAACAAAAGATAGGATTAAAATATTATGAGGATTTGCTTGAGAGAATTCCAAGAAAAGAAATGTTATATCATGAAAAAGTGATAAAAAAAATTGTAGCTACAATTTCGCGAAATAAATTTGTAGCTACAATCGTAGGAAGTTTTAGACGTGAAAAACCAGATAGTGGTGATATAGATGTTTTATTAAGTTATCCAGAAACAGAAGCAGAAGCAGAAAAACCTTTCAGCAAAGCAGAAAAACCTTTCAGCAAAGCAGAAGCAGAATCAATATTCAAGCAAATAGTAGATGAGATGGTAAAATTGAATTATATAACAGATATTCTTGCATTAGGATCAAAGAAATGTTTGGCAATTTGCCGTAAAGAAAATGAAAAAGCACGACGATTGGATTTATTACTAACACCTCCAGATGAGTATCCATATGCAATCTTATATTTTACAGGATCAGATAAATTCAATATACAAATGCGTCGTAAAGCATTAGAACTTGGATATTCATTGAGTGAGCATGGATTAATTCCAATGAGAGAAAATGTAGAAGTACCTGATGATTTAAAAACAGAAAAAGAAGTCTTTAAGTTTTTAAAGATGGATTATTTAGAACCAAAAGACAGATAAAATATTTTTCCATATCTTCATATAGAAGATAATAATGGATATTTCATATATTCTTTCAGTGTTAATAAACTTTTTAGGTGCATTTTTGTTAATAATAACTTATACATACATTGATAAGTTAGAAAAAACTAAATGCCAATGTTCTGAACATCCATACCGTAAATTTATCAAAGGATATTGCATTTTTGCAATTTTCTTCATAATTTTCACCATGTTCATGCCACCACATATAGCTGCCCGTAACTTTGGACCAATGTTTGGATTAATATACTTATTAATAATTGTATTATTCTGCATTGCAACTATTGTATTCTTCGTTTATACAATAATATACGTTAGATATTTAACTACAAATAAATGCAAATGCTCTGAAGATACCCGTCGTGAAATTATATTCATATGGTCAATTATTGAAATAGCTTGTTTATCTGCTCTTATCATTTTACCATTAATGATTGGTGTAGTTGGTGGTACTTATTTCTTAACATTAAGTGTAATGAAAGATGTAGGTAGCAGCAATGATAAAGTAATGAGTGTATTATTAAATCCTTTAAAAGCATCTTTAGCAATTCCAAAAGCTCTTAAAAATTTACCATCAAATAGCAAGAAATCATTCAACAAATACAAGAAATAAATTTACTAACAGAAGTAAAGTAAATTTACTAACAGAAGTAAAGTAAATGAGACAAAAATTAGTTATTTTTATAAATTAAAATTAAAATTTAATTATTTTTTGGTTTTAAAGAATATTTAAAGATTTTCCTCCTGCTTTGCGACCACGTCCACCTTTCTTTGTTCCACCACTGTTAAGCATGATACCATTCATATCAGCAGTATCTTCAATAATAGATGTTATTTCTTCATCAGAGATTGATAATATATCTGATTGAGCTTGTTGAGATTGATAGACTTGTTGTTGAGACATTGTTTGTCTAGATTTGGGTTGAAATTGAACTTCTTGTTGAATTTGATCAATAATAGAATCTATTTCAGGACCAGATTGTTGTGGTTGTGAGGCTCTTGGATTATTATTAAACATACTGCCAACCATTCCAAATAGACCACTCATTGGATTCTTTTGTTGTTGAGAAGGCATTCTAGTATTAGAAGGCATTGGTGGACCACCAACAAATGAAGGACCTTGATTTTGAGAAGCCATGTTATTTAATGCAGCACTTTGAAATTGACGCATTAAATCTGGATTTGATCTTAAGACTTCTTCAACACCAGGTAATTTAGATTGTTTGAACATGGAATTTGTCAGATGGAACATAAATGCACTTCCAGTTAAACTCATTAATAAACGCAATTCAGGTGCCATTTTCTTGCCAGTTGATTTATATTTATCATGTAATTCTTCAAAGATGTCATCATAATCATTAATATTTTCATGAACTTGTTCTGACCAACCATCTAATTTAACATCAAAAGGATCAAAACGAGTATTTAAGAATTCAACACCAGTAATGAAAGCCATTACCATTTTTCTTTGAAAACGAATACTAGCATCAATTTCTTTTTCTCTTAAAATGCGATGATATTCAGCTTTCATTTCTTCATAATCAGATTGCATAGAGAATTTACGAGGTAATTTATAACCTTTAGCTTCTAGACGATCCATTTGATATAAAATTTCTTTTTTATCATTCATCTCTTGTTCCATGCGTGATTTTTCAGCTTTGAAGCGTTGTGCCATAGCATCAACTGGATTATCACCAGATTCATCAGAATCATCGTCATCATCATCTCCACTACTTCCACTACTAGCTATTTGAACACGTTCATTTGTTTGATTATAATTATTACGAATTAATCCATCATTTTCATCAGTATCATCAGAATTAGATGATGCTAAAGACATAACATCACCACTTACTTTACGTCTATTAATTAACATATCCATTCCACCCATTGGGCTTGGACTTGGTGTTCTTTGTTGAGGTATTTGAAAAGTACTAACTCTATTAACATTTACTATTTCTTCATCATCGTTGAAAGATATTGATGGACCTTGCATTGTTATATATAAATATAGTTAAGGGAGATCTTTTAAATAGTTTTTATATTGTATTTATTTAAGAAATAATGAACCCACGCGGGAATTTTGAAAATTATTTGAAATTATCTCAAGTAGTAGTACCAATTAAAACAAAGACAGAATTTTTGCCATTTCCTGCTTATGAATTTCCAAAATTAAATGAATTAACAAATAGCTTACACACTCAGTATAATATAATGAGTAAAATAGAAAAGAATAATGTTAATAGTTTTTTAAATTTAAAGTTTGAAGAATATATATATTTAAAAGGTTTGGTTACTCAATTAAATTCAAAACTTAAAAAAGCAACTGGATTACCAGAAGATATAAATATTAGATTTTCAATAACATATGAATCATTGTTATTATTAGCATTAAGAATGAAATCTATGACTATTAAAATGCAACAAGTTGAAATTAATAATATTATCATGGTAATGCAAGATTTTGCAAATATAGAAGCATGTTTAATTGACAAATATAAAGAAACAAATAAAATACATAATATTATTACTGCACTTGATATTGTGTTTGATAATTGGTTGTATAATTTATTCAAAAAGACAACTTCAGTAGGTAGTTATAGTTGGCGTAGACATTTTAATAATTCAAGAATATTATTAAAAGAAGAGTTATCTAAATTTCTATCAAATGCAAATGATAAAAATAATATTGAAAGATGTTTTGATATATCAACAGAAATAATAAGTGAAAAAAAAACAACAATTAAACAATTTATAACATCAAATAGTCGTATAAAAAATTTATATACTCAAATGAGAAATGAATTTTTATTTATTTGTTTTCAAGTTGGTGCATATTTACCAGAAAAATTTGTAATAACATTTGAATTTATTAAACAATGTGGTGATTTAATATGTAGTTCAAAACCTACAATTGATAATATTTTAAACTTTGCTGAATTATTAAAAATGCCAAAAGCTGAGATAAGATTATTTGCTGGACTATTAACTTTTTATTGTAATTCTAAAAAAGAACTAACATCAAACGAAATAGTACGTTTTATGATTGTAGCACATAAATATAAAGAAGGTAGTAAAAATAAAGAAGAAAATAAATCATCTAGTAAAGAGATTATTCCTTATATTGAAGAAATGAACCAAAATATTAAAAAAGACTTAGCATCATCTGTTTTACAAAAAAAACAGCATGTATCAAAAACCAAATCAATGAATAAAGAAGAAGTTAATGAAAAAAAAATAGAAAAGAAAGAATTTTATTCAACTCATTCTGGTCCTACTACAAGAGCAATAAATGATACTAAAAAAAGTGTAATTGATACAATTACTGAAAAAATAAATGAAACTGGAATATCTATGCAAGAAAAAGCAGCATTAACTGCATTATTATTTGCGATTACAAGAACTTATGATTTTAGACCATTACTAAAATTTGGAAGATCTCTTTTAGCTCATGCTCATAGATCTATTGGAATAACTGAAAGAGGACGGGTGCCAAAAACTCCTTCTGAATTAATAAAAGAAGGTGCTGTATTACCAGTTTTAAAAAGATTACATATAATACCAAATATGATAGCATTAACATCAGTATTTGCGACTATTTATAAAGATACTATAGAAAGTACTTTAATTGAATTAAATGAATATAAAATAAAGATTGGTGAAATATTAAGTTTAAAAAAAGATACTAATGATGAAAATGATACAAATGCTGAAGACTATTTAGAAGAAGATTAAAATAAAAAATAGTTTAAAAATAAAAATTTGATTTTCATTTTTAAAATTTAGTAATATAAAACACACACAATGTGCTATTTTCTCAAAGTAACTCTTCCTCTTCAGCCAGTTGTTGAGCTTCCAGCTTTCAATAATTTGAAAGTTGGAGATCGGCAAAAAGATGCGACAATTAATCGTATCTTTCTGTTAACTTCTTATGAAAATCCCAGTCTTGCAATTGTAAAATTTATTGCAACAAAAGACAATGGTGTATCTTTTACCAAAGAATTCAAATTTACTTTTAACAAATTTGATTCATTTGATACTATTTGCCTTCAGAGGATCAAAGAAGATCCTCCACCAATGACTTGGTATAAAGTAAATGCTCATTTGGTGAAAGATGTAATGAAACAGCAACCTACAAATATGGGAACTTATTCTCTATTTGGCTGAATTAATTTATAAATTAATTGATAAAAAAAATTAAGAACTCAATTGCTCAATATCATAATGGTGTTTATTTAACCAAGAAATGCATTGTAAACAAGAATCACCCATATCATCTAATTTTTTGTAGCTATTAAACATATCAATTAATTTTTGATCATTTTCAATATATTTCTTAGTTATTTGTATTGATTTCCATTTTGTAATTTCATATAGTTTTTTATTTTTCATGGTTTCCATTAATTCTGGTGCAATTTCATACTTATGATTTAGTAATTTTTGAGATGCAGCAACCATTTGCACATTTCTAACAATACCTTCCCAATGTCTTCTCACTTGATAATAAGTATATATCATCATTTGAATAGATTTCATAGTACCATTTAATCTAGAAGGTTGATTTTCTAATAATACAGTATCAATTTCTCTTTCTAGTCCAATTTCATTAGTAATATCATCTAATTCTGTAAATAAACGACCAGAAAGTTCATTTAAATTTGGAATTTTTTCTGTTTTTTCAGCAAGAGAAATAATTTTCCATACCAAAATTTTTGCAGTTTTACATCCATTTGTAGCTACAAGAACACAGACTGCTAGATTTTTAATTCCAATATCAAAAGATATCAAAACTTTATCATTATCTTTATTTTCTGAAGCCATCTTTATTATTTCTTTTTGCTTATCTAATATTCAACTAAGAACAAAAAATTAAAAGAATCTAAATCATCTATAAAATCCATAAACATTTGATATTATATTAATAATAATCTAAACCTTTATATAATTAACAATTATAAGCAGTTGTAATAAATTTGATAGAAGGTTTCCTGTTTTCAAAAGATAATTTAGGAGATGTTTTATCTAATTCTAAAGAATTAGATGATTTCTTATCTAATTCTAAAGTACTTGTATTTGAAATTCTAAAACTTCTATTTGAAATTCTAAAACTTCTATTTGAATCTTCATTTTTATAATTATCAATTATTATCATATCTTTGATAATAATATTATGCATTATTTTCAGTTTTTTTCTAATTTCTTTGACTTCATTGTATAATTTATGATAATCTTCATATAACTTATCAATATTATGTACTGTAATTTCAGTTTTTTCAGGTTGTTTTGAAAAACATTTTCCCATTTTATTTATATAATATTTTAATATTAATTCAAATTTTTTAGCGTTTCTTCATATGTTTCCATATAGCTTCTTGTAATTGTTTAATAATAGAAGGTGTGAAGACCTTAATATCATTTTCAATAATGAGTCTTTTAAGATATTTAAAAAAATCATCATTTTCAAAAGAAATATTCATATCAGTTAATGCTTTGCATTTAGCAGCTAACCAAGTATATTGTTTTGTTAATGAGCGCATACCATCATCTTTTTCGTTTGGTAATGGACATATTAAACCACCATTTACAAGACCAAATATTAATTGTTGCATAGCTGCATGATTTCGTGATTCAATTGGGATTCCATGTAATAGATTTTCAAATACAGTATAAGAATAATCAGGACATAATAATAATTTATCAGATCTATCAGTATATACTGCATTATTATCAATAATAAGTACTTGATTTTCTAAGATAAGATTGCGATCTCTATTAGTAATATGATGGTTTTTAGATAATACTTTAATGATTCTTGGATATATTTTTTGTAATGATTTTCTAATATTACCGTTTGAATCAATAATACAATCATCGCGTGTAAATATTGGTCTTTGTAATTTAATACCATGAGTTTTTTCTATATAAGATACTTCTAAGTTTGCCCATTCTTTTTGACTAGCTGTATATACAAAAAAGTAAATAGATATTCCATGTTTTATAAAATGTGCTTCAAGTTCTTTGATAAATTGTTTAAAAAATGGACGAACAAGTTTAGAATTTGGATAGAAAGCAGGAGGTATATTATGCTGTTTATTAGATTTGAATCCGTATTTCTTCAGTGTTAAATGAAGTGTAAATTGCTGACTTTGAAAATTTACATTTCCAACAACTGTTCCATCCAGATCCAATATTACGACAAATGGTGGAATCTTATCCATCTTCTATTACAGTAATGTTATAAAATATAAAAATAATTAAAAATATTTAAAATTTGGCATATGCTTCACCAACTGGTGTTAAACTGCCATCATCATTAAATAATGCAGCAAATCCTAAATTTACATCTTCAGTTGTACGTGTTTTCCATGTGTATCTTTCAACATAAGGACGTTTTTCTAATTCAGGTATAACAGCATTCATAAAATTAATGGCATCTTGTTGAGTAAATTTGGCTGGAACAGTAGTAGATGCTTTCCAGTCAGCTGGAGAAAATTCAGTAATCCATATTGGTAATTCATACATTTGATATATTTTATCAATTTCAGCTAAGAATGAAGTAGCATTTGGTGGAGCATACCAATGAACACAAATGAAATCAACGCGATAGTTTAAAGTTCTTGCACTAGCCATGAATTGAGATAACCAACTACCTTGTGATGTTGGATTACCAGCAGTTGCTGGACTTCCTAAACGACGTCCAGTTGCCATTAATTGTGGCCATGCCTTAATAGCATCAGTTACTTGTATATTTGATTGAGCAGTTCCATCAGGTTCATTGAATCCTAGTAGAACGTCTTCATAATTTGGAATTTCAGGTGGTAAATCAGAAGTTTGAGGTAATGTCTTTAAACCCCATATCATTGGAGTGAATTTAATATCTTGAAAACCAGTTATGCTATTAATTGGGACACCAGAAAGATTAGCATTTGTATATCCCCAATTATAATACCATTTAGCATTAACAGAAGTTATATTATTAACAGTATTATTGACAAATCCTTTTTTTGTAGAAATAGAAACAGACATTTCTATATTTATAAAAGAAAGATAAAAATTGAAATTTTTATTATATTATAACTATAATTGGATTAAATGGATTCAGTAGCAATTATTGGTTTGTCAGGTGGATTAATTACAACGTTTGCAGGAGTGCCTCAAATTATACAAATGATTAAAACAGAGAAAACACATGATCTAAATTGGATTATGATCTTTTCATGGTTCATTGGATTATCATTAACATTAACATATGGTATAATGATTAATCAAATACCAATTATAATAACAGTATCACTTTCATTACTTAGTACAACAACAATGATAATTATAAAAATTTATTATGAGATAATAAAAGATAAAAAAGAAATTATTGAATATGAACAACTTTGAATTATTTTTTAGATGATTTAGCAGCATTAGCTTTTTGTTGTTGATTGAAATTAAATGATGCAGAAGCAGCAGCTGCAGCCACTTTAGCAGCATTTGCTTGTTGTTGTTGATTAAAATTATAACTAGCAGATGCTTTAGCAGCATTTGCAGCATTAGTTTGTTGTTGATTAAAATTAAATGATGCAGAAGCAGCAGCTGCAGCCACTTTAGCAGCATTTGCTTGTTGTTGCTGATTAAAATTATAACTAGCAGATGCTTTAGCAGCATTTGCAGCATTAGTTTGTTGTTGATTAAAATTATAACTAGCAGATGCTTTAGCAGCATTTGCAGCATTAGTCTGTTGCTGTTGATTGAAATTAAATGATGCAGAAGCAGCAGCTGCTGCAGCTTTAGCAGCAATAGCTTGAGTCCAATTATAACTAGCAGATGCTGCAGCATTAGTTTTTTGTTGTTGATTGAAATTATAACTAGCTGATGCTTTAGCAGCATTAGCAGCATTAGCAGCATCTGATACTAATTTTTGTTGCCAATTATAACTAGCAGATGCTTTTGCTTTATCTTTCAATA